GGTTTAATATAAACAACTGATCCAGTGTTAAAAAATTTATATATCCTATCAATTACATCCTTATCTGTCATTTCAACAGAAACAGAGGGTATTGAATAATCTTTTTTAGTTTTTTCGTAAGAAATATATCCTTCGCCATCAATAATACCTGCGAAGTATGCTTCTTGATTAGACTGTCTTTTTTCTTTTATTGGAAACTCTAATACCTTGCGGGTTTGGTCCTCTTTTTGGTGGGGGTCCAAATTTTTTTCCACCACTAAGACCTTTTCTTTTTTCTCGACTTCTTTTCGACATTTTTTATTTTACCTTTATTCTTTGTAGCGTAAAAAACTTGCTCACCTTTCTTAGCTCCATATTGAGCTTTCATAGATTTCATAATTTCTTTACCTTTTTGATTTAGTGGCATTATTTTTTCTCTAATTTTCTTTCAGCGATATCTAATCTCTTATCAGACTGCTCATCTTGTTGAGCTAATCTGTTATACTCAAGATCTAATTTGTTAGCTTGTCTTTGATTTTCTTGATCTTGTTTAAATCTTGTTTCGTCTGCTTTTCTTTGCATGTCCATAGCTCTTAAATCAACTTCTTGTTGTTTAATTCTTACTAATGGGTCTTGTTTAGTTTTGTTAGCTTCCATTTCACCTGCAACTAAGTCAGATGTAATCTCAGCAACTGCAGTAGCTACTGCGTTATCAAAGCCAATCTGAAAAGATTGTGGATCTTCTTGTTGTAATCTAACCATATTAGGGTCTTGCATCATTTGTTCTGTAACTTCCTTTCTCGCTTTGAACGAAATGTGGTCTGAAACGTGTGATTGTAACAATGCATAAACAGCTGGATTGATTTGAACCATTCTAGATTCCATAAAAGCTGTATGTGCAGCTATGTGTGCATCATGATCTTGAAATTCAAAGGCCGTAAGTAGTTGCATTTGTAATGCTCTTGCGTTTTCTTTAGCAGGATCCATCGGTGCAGGTTGTTTTTTAGGTGGTTTTAACAAAGTTTCTATTTGTTTTGTTCCTAAAGCTTCATAAACTCTTCGATATGCCTCGTGAATGTTGTGTAATTGTGGATTTGAAACAGCAATTTGTAATTGTGTCTGTGCTAAAGTCACTCTTTGCGCCATAGACATGATATTTGGATCAGCAACAGGCAAAACATCTATTCTTTTATCAAAATCTGTTGCTTTAATCTGTCTTGGACCACCATAAACATCGTAAGGATACTCAGGTGGTAGATATTCTGAACAAATTCTAGCTAAAATTTTAAATTCTAGTCTCATTGCATAGTAACATCGCTTATGAACACCACTCATCACTCTAGAACCACGTTCTAATAAAGCGATAGTTGTGCCCACAGCTCTGTTTTGCGTGTCATTACCTACTGCGGTATCGGTTATCGCAGCAAATTTTTGACCCGCTTGCACTACAAAACCTAAAAGATTGAATAAAGTTGTGCTTGGCTCTGAAAAAGGTAAGTTAAAAAACTGATCTCTGATGTTACCACCTGGTGCATCTACATCTCTGAACTCTCCAGGTTGTATTGGTTGGTCATCATCTCTAACTCTAATACCTCTAGACTTAAATCCTGCTGGTAAATTTTTTAAAGTACCTGCATCAATTAATTGTCTTAAAGCTACAGTGGCAGCTCTCGATAAACCGCCTATGGTATGTATCAAACCAAAGCCATAAAAACCTAATCCAGGTAAAAATTTATAATGTACGAAGTATTCTATTCTAGTATAATTAGGATCATCAACCCTGTAGTTTCTATAAATAGATAAAACTTCTCCTGAGCTCTCATCTATTGTAACAATATATGGAATCTTAATTGCTTTTTTAGTTCTGTTATCAAAATTTTCATAGTCATCCAAATTTAATTCAACATGCATTTCTAATACAGTATGTATGTAATCTGTAAAACCTGGTTTTACTCCATCAAGTTGATCAATCTTTTGCTCTAAATCAGATTGTTCTGATCTTGGTTGAGGTAATTCTAAATTTCTGTAAAACCCTGCAGCCATTTTTTTATTAACATCATTCTCACTCATTTTAATAACATGAGTAATTCTACCTGCATCTTTAAGATCTGATGCGTAGTATGGCACAACTAAATCCTCAGCAGGCACAAACTTAGCAACAGGTCTTTGTAAAAATTCATCGAAGTAAACTTTTTTAAATGTTGATCCTGATAGTGGCAAATAATATAACATTTGATCCATGTCAGTTGTGTAGTCTTCCATCTTCTCCATAAGGAGATAGTTCATATACTCTTTAACTCTATCAGCTTGTTGTTCGGTGTTCGGTGTACGTATACCTAGAACCTGTGTTCTCACAGGGCCATCGCTTGGTAATAATTCTTTATAAGCTGAAGCTTGAAAAGTCGTAGCACTTTCACTTAACAACGGATGGGTGACACCTGAAGCTCCTTTGAAAGGCCTTGTTTGTTCATTGTATTTTACACCTAAAAGATCTAAACCTTTTGTGTAACCCTCTTCCCATTCTTTTCTAGATTCTTTGTCTTTTCTGTATTCAGTGATTAACTCCATTCCTAATCGCTTGAGAGTTCTCTCATCCATGTTCTCAGCTAAATTAGCATTGAAGTCATCATTAACTTGTTCTTCGACTTGTTCCTCTCCCTCTACGCTTACATCTACTTCTTCAACACCAGGAGAAACTTCATCTACTATCTCTTCAACTTTTTCAGAAATTTCGTTATTTTTTTCAACCGCCATATTGTACTAAGCCACCTTCTTTTTTATATAATTTTTGGGTTTGAAGCATCAATGGAGATACTTTAACACCATAAGCCTCACCATACAAGTTTAAATCATATTTTCCAATGAACCTCATGCCTGGTTGTTGGACCTCAGATGCATCGGAGTGATATTTGATTTTGTAAGTTTTATCTCCTATCTCTACATCTCTAAATTCAACTCTTTTATAAGGTTTATTAGGATCTGACAAACTAAATTTAATTTTACCTGCTTTTGTGTCAAATAGCTGTGCTTGTTTTTTCATCTCATTAGGTATGACTGCTAGAGATTTACCTTTAACTGTTTTACCACCATTTGCAAAACCATAACTTTCTATAGTGCCTGCTATTTTATCAGTATCCATACCTCTCCTCATGTAGTTTGTAGGTATGACAGCCACGTAATCAAATTTTTCTCTGGCAGCTTTATTTAATAAAAATTTGATAGCGTAGTTATTATAACTACTTCTATCTATTAACGGATAATAATTTATAGTTTTATCTCTAAAATATCTACCATCATCTTCTGGAACTTTTATTGTTTCTGGTTTTCCAACTCCTTTTCTCACTAAAACTTTATCGATTGATTTTATACCACGTGCTGCCTGATCACTTTCTAATCTAGTCATGTTGCCTGATATAATTTTGTCTCCTAATTTTTTTCTAGCATCTAATAAAAAAGCAATTTCAACATCTTTCTGATATGGGTTACTTCTTACACTAGCATCATAACTTGGTATTTTTGCTTTACGTAAGGCTTTTGAAATCGCTTGATTTGTGTCTGACTGAATTTCGTGAATCATTAAAATTTTATCACCGTTAGGTGCAAATCTAGTATCATACCTGATGTGCATGATAGGGTTTGCAAACTCTTTATCTCTGTAATGTCCAAAAAATTTTGTTGGTGTATTACCTGGTATATCCTCTGGTAGATTAATTAGTGTTTCTCTGTAATTTTGCCCACCCTCAAAAGTATACCCTGTTTGGTCTTCATATCTTGGTCTTCTCACATTTCTTCTCACTCTTAATAGATCATCAAATTCAAAATCTAATCGTTGAAGTTCATTTTTAAACTGAGGATATTTTCCCATTAATCTAGAAAAATTAGGTTTAGCAGGGAGGTCATTAGTTAATTTTAATGCGTCTCCGTAAT